GACCATGAAGACACCTGTAGATTACATTGACCCCATTACTAATGAGAGGTATGCACGTAAGGGATTAGCACCCGCAGACGCCAAAAAGAGATTGCTGAACGGCGAGTTAAGAGTTAAGAAGATACCGTTCAATCCCGGCTCTAGAAAGCAGATTGCTGATGCCTTTAAAGAGAAGTATGGTTGGTCTCCTAAGGAGTTCACTCCTGAGGGAAGACCAAAGTTAAATGAAGAGGTCCTCAGTAAACTCAGTTTCCCAGAAGCCAAACTCATGGTCAAATACCTCACAGTATCAAAAAGACTAGGACAGGTTGCTGATGGCAACGAGTCATGGCTTAAGGCTGAAGTAGATGGACGAATATATGGTGGGGTAAATCCCTGCGGAGCCGTAACATCTCGATGTACCCACAGTAGACCAAACATGGCACAGGTTCCTCGTGTAGGAGCGTTGTGGGGCAAGGACTGTCGCTCGTTGTTCATTGCACCCGAAGGTTGTCTTTTGGTTGGCGTGGACGCTAGTGGTTTAGAGTTGAGATGTTTGGCTCACTACACCTACCCCTTTGATGATGGGGGTTATACCAAAGAGATTCTAGAGGGAGATATTCATACTGCTAATCAGAAAGCGGCGGGTCTGAAAAATAGAGATGATGCAAAAACTCTTATATACGCCGTATGTTATGGAGCCGGAGATTACAAGATAGGACAGATAGTGGGAGGAGGTAGGAATGAAGGAAGGATGTTAAAGTCCAAGTTCTTCTCTAAGATTCCTGCTCTTAAGAAAGTTAAAGAAGGAATCGCATACCGTCTAAAGCATCAAGAGTATCTGACAGGAATTGACGGTCGTAAGTTAAATATACGTTCACCCCATAGTGCGTTGAACACACTTCTGCAATCCGCAGGAGCCATCGCCATGAAAGAAGCAACTTGCATTCTACATCGGAAGTTCCGAAGTATGGGATGGGGGATTGCTGATGTACAACAGGTAGCACACATACATGATGAAATACAATTACAATGTAGAACAGAAATTGCCGACGAGGTCGGAAAGATTGCTGTGGAATCCATTAAGGAAGCGGGACAAAATCTTGGTTTCCGATGCCCTCTTGACGGGTCATACAACACCGGAATTAACTGGGCAGAGACTCATTGATATGAGTTGGTTAGCAGGACTAATAGATGGAGAGGGGTGCTTTATGTTTCAGAAATCCCCATCTATATCAATAGATTCTACCTGTAGAACGGTTGTCGAAGAGGCATATCGTATCTTGGGTGGACAGTGTTATGCCATATCTCGCCTTACCTCTGTTGGAAGACCTGTGTTTCGTTGGAAGATAGGGGGTAAGAAATCAATAAAAGTGTGTATACTACTTGTTCCATACCTACGAGACAAGAAAGAACAGGCGATGCTTCTATCAAAGATATATAAATACCCACCTCACTCCGCAATGAGAGCGTGTATACAGTCGAGGTTGAAAGGATTAAAAAGGGTTTCACTATGACAGACGATACGGGTTTAGAGTTTATTTCATCTAAGGCTCTAATTATAGAGTTACAAAAGAGGCATGATGAAATGATATTATTAGGGGCTGTCCGGAGAACAGGAGAAACTGAGGATTTAACGGTTTCTTTCTCTGGGGCATATCATGCCTGCGTGGGTTTGATAGAGATAGGACGACTTGCAATACAAACAGGAGATTCAACTGATGAATAGATTATTACTAGATGGGGACGTGATTTTATACCAAGTCACTCAAGCGTGTGAGACAGCGGTAGATTGGGGGAATGATATGTGGACTCTGCATTCTGACTTCAAGGAGGCGAAGCAGAGGTGGGATTGTTGGGTTGCAGATATAATGAAAAGACTTGATGGTCAGGAGTGTGAGATAGCATTCTCTGGTACTGGTAATTGGAGGAAGCACATTCTACCTTCATACAAGAGCCACAGAAAATCCAACAGAAAACCTTTGGTATTCAATGAACTTAAGGACTATGTGCATGATACCTATAAGACCCACATGGCTGACACCTTGGAGGGTGATGATGTTCTTGGTATTATGATGGGCGACTCCAAGTTATTAGGTAATAAAATCTGTGTTACTATTGATAAAGACCTTAAGACAATCGAGGGTTTTCACTATAATCCTATGAGGAGGGATGAGGGTATTTTTGAGGTGTCTGGAGAGCAGGCTGATTACAACCACCTCTATCAGGCATTGATGGGGGACGCTGTGGACGGGTACTCGGGATGTCCGGGGATTGGTCCAAAGACCGCTTCCCGACTTCTAGATGATAAGGGGGCGACGTGGGATACTGTTGTTGATGCCTATAACAAGAAAGGCATTGAGGAAGAGGATGCCTTGGTTCAGGCACAGGTCGCTAGAATCCTCAGATTTGGTGAGTATGACAGAAAGAATGAAGAGGTAATACTATGGCTTCCCTAAATAGAGAGACACTATTAGACCTCCACAAGGAACTATGCATCAATGCAAGGCAACTTATGGAGGTGAAGAACCATGATTATAGTGGTGGCAAAGATATGACTGACCCCTTCTTAAACTTCACTCGTGTGGAGCGTCTAGGAATAACGGATACGAAGACCGGATTCATGGTCCGGATAACCGATAAGATATCTAGACTTATTACTTTTATCCAAACAGGCACGTTTAAAGTGAAGGATGAGGCTCTTAGAGACACCATTATGGACCTGATTAACTATGCCATATTACTGTATGCATATACACAGCACGAAAAGGATGACTATACGGAATGATTAACGAACAAACAGCGTTTCCTCTTATTCCTGTAGACCTACTAGGTGAATTAAACCGTAGGTTTCCAGAGAAATGTGCGGAATTAACAATGGAATCGAAAGAGGTCTGGTATCAGGCGGGACAGCGGTCAGTAATTCGCCTCCTTACTCAGATTTCTTCAGAACAACGAGACATACAACTCGGAGAACCTTAATATGTGCTTTTCAATGTCAATGCCCACACCTCGCCAAGCCCCTGCACCCTTACAAGCAGTGGCTCCACCACCACCACCCTCTCCTGTATCAGTGATGGCTCCACCATCAACCCCCGGAAAAGCGGAGAAGAATCCACAGAAGAAGGCTAAAACATATGCTAATAGAAGACGGGCGGCATCCGGTGGTATATCAGGAAAAGCAAGATTTACTATACCTCTAGGTGGCACCGGTGGTGGGTCGGTTAATTCATAATGAGTCACACTACCCAAGGGCCTATTGCCTCCTTATATGCGAAGTGTGAGTCTGGACGTTCCTCCTACCTTGAACGAGGCAGGGACTCGTCAGCCCTCACTATTCCCACAATACTTACGAGTGTTGGGAATAACTCAGCACAAAAAATACCAACGCCCTACCAATCTGTGGGGGCTAGAGGAGTCAATAACCTAGCATCTGCTTTATTATTGAGCCTACTACCTCCTAACGCACCTTTCTTCCGTCTCGTTATTGACGAGCAAGAGAAGAGAAAGATGAAAGAGTTAGACCCTAGGATTATCACAGAGGTCGAGGCATCCTTATCTTCCATCGAACGCTCGGTGTCTAGAGAGATTGAACTAAACAACATCCGAGTATCCACCTTTGAGGCACTTAGACATATTATCGTAACTGGCAATGCCCTACTTTATATGCCTGACGAAGGTCCTATGAGGGTAATCCACTTGGACCGATATATCTGCAAGAGGGACCCATCAGGTGAGGCGACACTCATCATACTTAAAGAGACTGTAAATCCCGCAACGCTTCCGGAGAATATCCGAGCAATAATTGCGGTAGAGACTAGGGACTATGATTCTGAAAACTGTGATATTTATACTCAACAGATTATCCACGATGATGGTGAGGTAGAGATTTCACAGGAAATTAAAGGAATCGCAATAGAAGAGACTAGACAGATATATAAGAAGGGGTACTCTCCATTCATTGCTCTTAGAATGTTAAGAGTTGATGGTGAGGATTATGGTCGGGGGTATGTGGAACAGTACTTCGGAGATTTACAGAGTCTCGAGGGACTGACCAAAGCGATTGTGGAGGGTGCTGCGGCTTCCTCTAAGATATTATTCCTAGTGAATCCGAACGGCACTACGAGGGCTAAGACTCTCGCAGATGCACCTAATGGGGCTATACGAGAGGGGTCAGCAAACGATGTTACAGTACTACAAACTCAGAAGTCAAACGATTTCCAAGTTGCATTTACTGCGATGCAGCAGATACAAGAACGTCTTTCGTATGCGTTTCTGCTCACTGAATCGACAATACGTAATGCGGATAGAGTCACAGCAGAAGAGATAAGGTTAGTAACTCAATCTATCGAGAGGCAATTAGGGGGAATTTATAGTGTCCTATCACAGGAATTCCAGTTACCTCTTGTCAATAGAGTGATGAGTAGGATGGAAAAGGCTAAGAAACTTCCCAAGATTCCTAGAGATAAGATACATCCCGCAATAGTGACAGGAATAGAGGCTTTAGGTAGGGGGAATGACCTTAATCGTCTCGATATATACTTGGCAGGAATCGCACAGGTCTTAGGACCAGAGGTTCTACAACAACATATCAATATACAAGAGTATATGAAACGACGGGCTTCTGCTTTAGGAATAGAAACTGAAGGATTGGTTCGTACACAGGAAGAATTGGATGCTATGATGCAACAACAACAGCAACAGCAAATGGCTCAACAAATGGGTCCATCTGCAATTCAAGCAGCATCTAAACAAATGGAGCAACAGCAACCACAATGAGTGATTACCAAAAAGTAGAGATAGTGCAAGGTGAAACCGAAGCATTCTCAGAACAGGACATACAAAACCTTGAGCAGGAAGCCCCGCAGGAAGAGCAAGCAGAACGAGTTGAAGAACAACGACCCCAGTGGCTACCTGAGAAATTCGATTCTCCGGAGGCGATGGCGAAAGCATATGGAGAACTTGAATCCAATTATACGAGAGATAAACAAGCCAGTGAGAGCGGAGAGGAATCGTCTGAAGAGACTCCTAAGATTTCTGAATCTCTTTCAGTAGAATCTTTTTCCCCATTTGCGGAAGAGTTTGATACTACTGGTGATATTTCAAATGAATCCCGGACTGCCATCGAAGGCATGGGAATTCCTCGTGAAATGATTGACTCATATATTGAAGGACAGCAATCCCTTGTGAACTCCCTATTCGACGATGTATATAGGTCGGTTGGTGGAGAGGAACAATATAATCAAATGCTTAATTGGGCAGGAGAGAATCTAGCCCCAGAGGAGCAAGAAGTATTTAATGATGCTGTAATGGGCGGAAACTCTGCTCAAATGATGTTTGCAATAAAGAGCCTGTCGAGCCAGTGGCAATCACACACATCTCCAAGAACCCCACTCCTACAGGGAAGCACTGGTTCAGCGAATGCACACGGCGGTTTCCGCTCACTCGCAGAACTCACAGCAGCCATGAAGGATGTTAGGTATACTAAAGACCCTGCGTATCGCAAGGAAATTGAAACCCGATTGGACAACTCAAATATCTTATGAAATACTTAATATTTCTGCTCGTCATCGTCATCTCCGGATGTGGGATGACTCAGTTAATCCCCGGATTTTCTGACCCACCACCCTCCCCCACTGATAGGGTGTTAGATAGTATTACAGAATCTCAAGAAACCCTCACTGTCCTCAGCGGCGTTGGGGGACTTTGTCTTTTGGCAGGCATGGCGTTGCTCGTAATTTCAAGAGGAACCATGGGGTGGCGACCATTCTGTGGCGGAATACTCTTAATTCTTTTGAATTATATGGTAGCCCGATATGCTGATTGGATTTTCATTCCTGTGATTATCGCCACTGGTTGTGTCAGTGCAGCGTGGGGGTGGAACACTGTTTTGGAAATATACAAGGAAAAATCAAATGAATGAATTACTTGGGACAATATTCTTTATCGCACTTGCATTTATAGCGGGTGCTTTCATGGGTAAACCCATGTATTCATGGCTGTCTAATATGATGCCATGGAATAAATAAATCACAAAGTCCTACATCGGTTGTAGGCATTTAATAGAAGAGAAGAGGTATCTGAATCTTTGCCCGTTGCGACGGATAACTTAGGTATCTACGTCTCCAATCTTCGTTTCGTTTTAGTTTTTATATATAAGGAGGCATATTATGCCTTATTATGGTTCAAACAATCCTTCTAGGATAGGACGTGACGTTGCTCTGGCTGTTCCGGGTAATGATGACCTATTTCTGAAGGTGTTCAGTGGTGAAGTACTTACCACATTTGAGAGTAACAATGTTATGTTACCTCTACATCGTTCTCGGACGATTACAAGTGGTAAAACAGCACAATTTCCAGTAACTGGCGTTGCTGCTGCTGCGTACCACACTCCTGGTGAAAGTCTGTTCGCTGACGAAAATGCTGATGCAGAACCTACATACCTAAGCAAACTCAATCACTCAGAGCGAACTATCGCTATTGACGGTGTTCTTACAGCGTCATCCTTCTTGGCTGATATTGATGAAGCAAAGAATCACTATGAAGTAAGAAGCATTTATTCCACAGAAATTGGGCGACAACTCGCTTATGCTGCGGATAAGAATGTTATTCGTACAGTGATTGCGGGTGCTAGAAAAACCGCTGATAGATTTGGTGGTACTGCTACCGAATATCTTGGCGAACGTCTAGGTCTTGATTCACCAGTTGCTGATTCAACCATCGGCGGCGATGAATGGGTAGATGGTATCTTTGAAATGGCCCAGAAAATGGATGAGAAGAACGTACCAGAAGATGGTCGTTACGTCATCATGCCACCCGCAGAATACTACAAAATGATTGCACAGAATACAGACGCTATCAATCGTGACTTTAACCCAGAGGGTAATGGTTCGATTGCAGGCGGAGAAATTGTTTCTGTCGCAGGATGTCGTATTTTCAAAAGTAATCACATTCCAAGTACGAATGAAGCCACTACGCCAATCGGTACCCACAACTCCGCATTGATTAACAATGATGTGTTTGGTGATGCCGGTGTAGGTTATGGTGAAGCAGATTTCTCAACTACCATAGGACTTGGTTTCCAAACCGAAGCCGTTGGTACTGTGAAATTGCTTGATTTGTCTATGGAAAGCGAATATGTAATGGAGCGGCTCGGTACTCTATTACTTGCTCGTTACGCAATGGGTCATGGCATTCTTCGTGAAGAAGCGTGTTATGAATTCACCACTGCGGCAGTATAATAAAAACTACATAACTTAGGTTATGTGGTATAATTATTATGTGAGTCTCCCACACGGGGGTTATCTAGGTTTCCTAGGTAGCCCCTTTTTATGAAAAATCTTTTTGGAGCGTATAATGGCAGGAACTAGAACATCAGAATTAGAGGCAGTAAATACTATTCTGTCTGCTGTAGGGGAACCTCCCATTAACTCTCTAGATGAACAAAAGAATGCTGATGCTGCTATAGCACGAAACATTCTTGGCGAAATCAACAGAGAGGTTCAGGCACACGGTTGGCATTTCAATAGCCAAGATAAAGTGAACCTAACTCCTGCTGATGCCACCAAATACATCGACCTACCTGAGAATATTCTACGTATAGATATTGCGGATTCTACTTATGATACCCGTGATGTTACACAAAGAGGTTCTAGGTTATTCGATAGAACAGATAATACCTACGAGTTCACTTCGGTCGTGAAGGCTTCGGTAGTCTATGTCCTTGATTGGGATGAGATGCCGGAGCCTGCTCGTAGATATATAACAGTTAAATCGGCAAGAGTATTCCAAGACCGTATGGTCGGCTCTACAGCCCATCACTCCTTCAGTCAGGAAGATGAAGTAAGGTCTTTGGCTTTACTTAAAGAGTTTGAAGGAGACACGGCAGACCACAACATCTTCCAACATTGGGACGTATTCAGAATCGTCTCTCGTCCCGATGCAGAGCGGGGATTCTAATGCCCCTGATAACAACACGATTTCCAAACCTAACAGGTGGAGTATCTCAACAGCCCTCATCTCAGCGTCTGCTGAATCAATGTGAGGCTCAAGAGAATGCTCTGCCTCTTTTGGTTGGCGGTTTAATCAAGAGACCACCATCAAACCATGTAGGTGAGATAACGACTTATTTGTGGGATGAAGTTACAGAAGAAGTGGTTCCGGGTTTATCAGTAGACCTCAGTACCTCATTCAACCATGTGGTTACTAGAGACTCTAATGAAGAATTCATCATATCTTTGAGCGGTGTTTCTAACTCCATACTTGTTACGGGAATTGATGGGATTGCTAAAGAGGTTTTATCAGACCTAGACGTTTCGACATATCTTAGTAGCGGTACTCCTAGGACAGCCTTCAAAGCCGTAACCATAGCAGACGTAACATTTCTAGTAAACAACACAGTCGATGCAAGTATGAGTGCTGACACATCTCTATACTCCCGTGGTGAAACAACGAAGCCTAATGAAGGACTTATATGGATTAAGTCATCAGGTCAGGGTGTGGGATTCAGGGCTAAAGTCACAGGCGTGGGCGAAGATATAGAAGAAGTAGTAAGAGTACACCACTCACCCGCAGCACAACTTATTGGCGGAGATGGAACAGCCGAAAATCCTAACATCTACGGATACCCCCCGAACCCACCATCGACTTCAGATGTTGCAGAGTCTATGGCAATAGGAACACAACAGCCAGATACCCTTGTTGATACTTTAGCGTTCACAATACATAACGATAATTCTGTCAGTAACACTGAAGTTGCTACGGTTACAAAAAACGATACTACCCTGACTCTTACTCTTACTGTTTCTAGTTCAGACTTTAGTGACACTATTCTTTTAGGGTCGGATGATTACGATACAATAGCAGAACTTGTGACCCACATAAATGACTTGGGGACTGCTACCCCTGAAAAAGCAGGATGGGTAGCAACTCTCCGTACAGTGACTAATCCAGATGAATCGGCTCTACTTACAGACATAGAAGCCACAGATATTCTTGGTGCCGAGAAAGATTTGAATATGTGGATGGTGACCACCAAGGGTCTCGATGGTCTTACAAATTACACAACAGAACAAAGCGGAAGTGTAATATTTATTGAAAATACTGTTGAGGATTTCCAACTAACCGTTGAAGACTCTCTTGGACAAAACGCACACAAAGTCATTAAGGATGAAGTAGGGGATTTTAACGAACTACCTCCTGTGGCTAAAAATGGATTTAAAGTCCTTGTCAAAGGCGACCCAGAATCTGAAGTCGATGACTACTACGTTAAGTTTGAAACTAACGGTGGTGGTGACTTTGGAGAAGGGATATGGCTTGAGACCATCGGCCCAAACATCAAATACCAATGGGACTACAACACGTTACCACATATTTTGATACGGCAGTCTGACGGTACCTTTCTTGTTAAAAGGGCTGATGGAATCACGCCAGATGCAACACTTGCTCCGTCTGATGCAGACTATAGTGCCTTCAAGTTTATTGATAGAGAATGTGGTTCTAACTTAACGAACCCCCTGCCTTCCTTTGCGGGACGACCTATCAATGACATATCGTTCTTTAAGAATCGACTCACTATTTTAAGTGGTGAAGATTGTGCTTTAAGTGAAGCAGGGGAACTCTTTAATTTCTTTAGGACCACCACTACAGTTCTTATGGATACTGCTCCTATTGATGTAGGTGTGGGTGGTACAGATATAAGTAAGTTGGATAAAGCAGTACCCTTCAGTGACCGGCTGCTTCTATTTTCGGATAGAACACAGTTTGTTCTTCAAGGAGAAGCCATACTCAGTCCAATGACTGCTTCGATATCACAAGCAACTAACTTTGACATTACAACATCTGCTACTCCTACTCCCGCAGGCAACTCTCTCTTCTTTGCATTTAATAGAGGAGCCTACAGTGGCATACGGGAGTTCTATAAAACGAGTGAGACTACCATTGATTTTGATGCGGTTGAATCGACCGCTCAGTGTCCTAAGTACATACCGGGAATTGTTCGGAAACTTACGGCATCTACTCATGAAGATATATTAGCAGTATTATCAGGAACAACTACGAATGAATTATATCTCTATAAGTACTTCAAAACTTCAGAACGGAGGATTCAGTCTGCTTGGTTTAAGTTCTCTTTAGGTAATTGTGAGATTGTCGATATTAACTTTATAGCACAAAGTCTATACTTAATTGTGGAACGTGATGGGAAGACTTTCATAGAACGTATGGACCTCCAAACAGGTCTTGTAGATATTGGAAAGTCCTATGTTACTAACATTGACCGAAGAGCATTGGTGACACCCGGAGAAGCGGGTAACACTATTACTCTCCCATATGATATAGTCTCCGGAGATGTAACACAAGTAGTCTCTACAGACGGTGAACTCATGACTATTGATTCATCCACCACAGATACCGTAACACTAAATGAAGACTTTACGGATACTGATTCGTTTTATGTTGGGACTCAGTACATAATGACTTATGAATTATCAGAACCCGTCCTTAAACAGCAACGTGAGGGTGGTGGGTATGAAATGATTGCAGCAGGAAGACACCAGTTGCGGTACATGACTATAGTCTTCGCTGATACCGCAACATTTAATATTAAGGTCACTCCGGAGATTGGGGGTTCTGATGGCGAAACCATAGAGTATCCATTTACAGGGAGGTTCCTCGGAGCCGGTGGGTACTTGGGTTCAGTACCAAGTGAATCTGGAGATTTTAGGTTTCCTGTGTTTGCTGAATCTGATTCTGTTAGTATAATAATCGAGAATGATTCACCACTACCTAGTAACATTCAATCTATAGAATTTGAAGCATACTATACATCAAGGTCCCAGAGATTCTCCTAATTGATAAACCTTAAAAAATCAACTAATGACCATATTAAATATTTAGTATTCCACTTACGAGACGCTGATAGAGCCGAACTGAAAGCACTAGGTATTAAAAGTCCCTCCAAAGAGTTCAAGAGAGCAATAACTCAGGGACCCACATACACCGCCTGTCTCCACGACAAGCCTATGGCTATCTTTGGAACCGTCCCTATACAGGAGGGCTTTGGTAGTATATGGATGCTAGGGACAGATGATATAATGAAACACCCCATGAAGGTTTTGCGATTAAGCAAAGAAGTATTGCGGGGTCTAATGGAACCCTATGAGATGGTAGGGAATATGGTATTCTCCGAGAATGAGGTTCATGTAAAATGGATTAAGTGGCTTGGGTTTACTTTTATACGAGAAACAATTTACGGACCAGACGGTAACTTATTCTATGAGTTTGCTAAAATAAAGGATTAACTATGTGTACACCAATGGCGGCAGCATCGGCAGGAATGGGAATTGCTAGTTCCTATGCTCAGGGACAAGCCGCAGGACAAAGTGCTTATGAACAATCCGTATACAACGCTCAGATGGCTCAATGGAGAAATGATAGATTTCAGAGTATGGTAGACTACCAACAGAAGGTAGCAGATTGGCAAGAAGAGCGATACTATAAAACAGCGGCTTCCGCCACAGAGAGTGCAAGGGGACAATACTCCACAGTACTAGAGCAAGTAGACCAAGTTAGAAACAGAACACTCCATAGTATTGCCAACGCAAGCAGACAGGCTCAGAAGGGTCGCTCATTTACTTACGCATCGTCTTCAGAAACCGGAACAGGCGGGTCTTCTATTAGACTCGCACAGCAACAATATGAACTCGCAGAAGCACGTCATACATACATTGCATTTGAGAATCTTAAAGGCTCTCTGAAGCAATCTGAAAGAAACCTAATGGGAATCAATGCACAAGCACAGAATAGAATCAATCAGGCAATGCCTGCTCCTATGGCTCCTATTGACCCCGTACAACCAACACAACAAGTATCACAACCATCTATGCTTCCATACTTAATCCAAGGAGGCAGTGCTATTGTGGGGGCAGCGGCTTGGCAGCAAGGAATAGATGCTCAGTGGATGGACACTGCTGACTATGCTAATTCTTGGGGTAATTCGTGGTGGTCCGGCTCTGCAACAACCCCCGTCACCCCTCCAAATTAAGAATAATAAAAGGCAACACTAAACATGGCAAGCAAAAGACCACAAAGAGCCTCAGGGCAAACTGTTTCATACGGGGTACAACAGAATCAGATTGGCGTAACAGCATCTGGCGTTGATACCTTTGTACAGCCCGGACTCGCCAATGCTCCTGCCGCACCTATACAAGCCGCTCAACCCGTAGCCCCAGACGACCAAGGTATTAAAGACCAACTCGCACTTGCTAAATCTCTTAATATGCTTAGTGATTCTGCTAAACAACTAGGCGAAGCCGATGTTTCTGGATATGGCAAGATGGAAGAATTTGGTGCGGAGATGGTAGAACTAAAGAAGCAAATGGATGATACTGGTCTGGTGTTTGCAGACGAAGTTAGTAAGGGAACTCTCGATGCCATGCAACATCCTGCGGCTCTCCTTGGACAAGCCAATGCTATGTCTACTAATGCTGCTAATGCTTTCTCTGATAGAATGAATGCTGAGAGGGATACTTTTAGAGCCAATAACCCAGATGCTTTGAATATGGATTTAACAATGGCTCGGTGGGATACGGGAATTCAAGGCATAGATACTCCCACTATTGGACGTGCTGATGTATTTGATAGAAACATAATTGTTGCACAGTCTACTCTTAGGCAGGGATATGAGGCCAGACATAGGGAGTGGTTGAGCGAGAGAGTTCTTGATGAATCTAGATTAGCAGTAAAAGAATCTGTCGGAAGCATCGTAGATAATGCGTCTATCTTTAAAATAGACCCTGTAGTGCAAAGCGGGTTTAACATGAATCAATATCCGGGGTCTACTATTGGACCGATTATTGCACCAACCCCCGAAGAAAACTTCGATGCTGCGGTGGAACAGGCTGCGGTATCTATAACACAAATGTTGGATGGGGGACGGGGCGGTCTTCATGTTCCCAATGAGATGCATGAGTTGATTGGGTTCGCTTTAGTTGATATAGCAGCGAATGAAGACAACCCATACGCCAGTAAGATTGCAGAAGCGATACTTTTAAAAACTGATACCGGACCGAAGAATGCACGAAGTCCTCTGTGGGAAGTTGGTTCAGTAAATAAATATTACAGAGACCGCAAAGACACCATCGCTGCTCATCAGGCTTCTTCATCTAAAGCAGCGGGTACTAAACAATTCCAATCATACATATTATCTTACAAGAACCAACTCACACAGGGACTGACTCAGTTGAGGCATAATTCTGATTCCCGACTAAACACTACTGAGTGGAAGAAGTTGTTCTTCAGGGATTTCCAAGAGAGTCTTATTATTGAACAAGACGGAATGACTATGGTAAAAGACGGAGATACCATCAAATTTACTACCGAAGAAGGATACACCGGACAAATAAATTTTGATGATGTCGTTAGTGAGTCTGATAATATGTATTATCAACAGGTATATGATAAGTCCCTTCAGATTCTTTTAAATAAAAATGAAAGGGTGTTGGACGCACAGAAGACGGGGACACCTACAGATGAGGAGTATGTCCCCTTCCCTGAGGCGACAGCCCACGCTTTATCTGCGGCACAATCAAACATACCTTCAGATGTCCTTTCCGCCAGTTTTAAAGAATCATGGCAACTAATAAATGCATCTCAAATGGGAGTAGGAGACGAAAGAGATGCGGCACATGGACTAGCAGCCTTCACTCAAGCCATCCATGCATATTCAGCATTAGAGAGTTTTGACTCTCGTGATTTAATCATGCGACATATTCCAGACCCCAACACTCGTGATTTCTTCGTAATGTCACACTTGGCACTTAATAATAATACGGCTGCTACTCTTCTAAATACAGGGACCATAGAAGCCCTATACCAAAGAGTCAGTATGTTCACCTCACTGGATGTTCCAAAGATGGAGTCTATTCAGGCGGCGTGGACAGAAGCAGATGGAGATGGTCTAGTAGAGGACTTCATGGGCGACGAGATGATTGCGGATAGAGGAGCCGTAACCCAAGAAATAAAGAACGTGGCGAGGTTGCTAAACTTCGTGCAAGGAATGCCTCTTGATGAGGCAATCACGCAGTCGATAGATATGAAGAAGAAATCTATGGTTTCACTAGGTGGTGTTCTAGTAGAAAAAGAAAGTATTGACCCTAACATATTGGCGGGTTTCATTCCAATAGATGGACCAGGCACCCTTCCGAAAGTCGTTAATGACCAACTCTTCGGTTTTATAGACAGGGCTATAGAAGAGTCAGACCCCGGAGAAACTATGCCGACCGGCGTACACGGGTCTGCTGAAGAAAGGACGTGGGTAGGGGATGCCGTTCGTATGTGGTGGTCTCTGATATATCATAGCCCTGATGCTGCGGCTTCTATTGGAAAGCCTATTCTGAGAGGAATTGGTATCCCCGGCATGGGTAGTGACAAAGAAGATGAAACACTTTCCGAGGTTATGAATAATGTTGCTATGCATTATATAAAATCAAGAAGTAGCAGCAAAAGGGATATAACTGTATATGATGCTCTTGATGCTGCTACCGAGAGAATGGAGACTAACCCCCCAAAATGGTGGGCTGAGAAGAATCAAGTAATAGGCTCGGAGTTCGTGGGTTTTCAGGCTGTTGGTAGGGGTTCGATGTATATGGCTCTAGTTAAGGGGCCGGAGGGACTTATAACTCCTTTAGGGAATCCCCAGAGAAATGGAACCCCTTTTACTCTTGATGAAGTCGTTGGTCTAGGAGATTGGGATAACATTCATGGTACTTGGTCTAGAAAAACAGGTAAGCATAAAGTTCGTTCTCCACGACAAGATGCTAGAATAGGACACCCCTTGCACATTCAGGATAGAAGCATAATGGGTGTTGGTGGAGATTCATTGCTTGAGCAGATGGAAAACATTCCAGATTATGACGAAGACAACCTTTTATTGGATTAAACAACTATGGCACAACCAAACGAAATAACCGAATCCTATAATTTAGCGGAAATTTGGAATCCCCAAACACCTAGAGACCGAACGTCTAGAGAATTAAACCGAATGTATAGGCTCTCTCCTGATATGGACCCGGGATTTTTCCAAAAATTCAGCAACGCCTTTGTAGGAGAAACAGTTACAGGGGAACTAATAAGAGCAGCCACGGCTCCCAACTTCGCAGATACAGGATATGAGATAACTGAAGAAGATATTATGAAATATGCAGGAGACCTAGATAGAGGCATGGTTAATAGAGTCATAAAAGACTCCCGCTCATTTTCAGAATTTCTATATGAAACTGATGAACTTCGTATGACGAATAAAAGAAGAGCAGAACTGTTTTCTGGAGGTGGTTGGGGAATGGCGGAAGGATTGGGTCTTATGATTCTTGCTGCGGGTGGCGAAGCGGTTCTACTTACAGGGTTAGCAATGGCACTCACTGGGGGAACTGGAGGTCCGGCAATGGCGGCAGGAAGTGCTATAACAAAAGCACACAGAATCAAGGGAGTATTCAGAGCATTATCATTAGCAGCGGGAGTCGATGTGCCTCTTGAAATCGCCAGATATAATTTAGATAACACCCTCCGACCTAGAGATGCTATCATTGCGATGGGTGCTGCTATCAGTATTGGGGGTACGTTGGGAGCATTAAAGCCATCCTTTTTCTTACCAGAATTACGAGGCATGAGTAAAACCGCAACATCCAAAGAAGCCGCAGATGCTGCTAGAGCCGCCGGTAAGTCAGGTGTAGCGGATGCTCTTGAGCCTCCCCAACAAACACTAAGGGTTGTTCCTTATGACGAACAAATGGCTTATGTCGATGGATTAAGCATAAAAGAACTATTCGCTCAAGCAAGAGCAGCCGGACTAGAAACAACGCAAGCAATCGTTGGTACAGGGCGTAAAAATAAGGCTGGAATGGTACAGGTTAAGAGGAAAGTCCCCAAGTCTGCCAAGCAAGTCCGAAACGATTTATTTAATCATCTACAAGAAACACAACCCAGTGTTCGACACGCTCAAGTACAGGTAGCCAAGGAGTGGGCAGCCTTAAAAAATGCAGCGGCACGGGCTGAGTATGCAAGGAAACTGGGAGTCTCTGAAAGAGCAATAAAACGTGGTGGAAAACACCTCACCGCCGCCGTCCATAAAAAGGTAGCGAAAACGGTAAGAACCGGCTCCATCTCCAGAGGAGATATTCCAGACCTCCCCAAAGGATTTCGGATTGTTAGTAGTCTTACCATCAAGGGTGTGAAGATTAAATTCAAAAGTCGAACAGAGTCTGTTCTTTGGGTTATTGCGAAAACTAGAGATGCTGAGAAAAAGAAGGCTCTTATTGCTTGGTTTAACAAAGGCAGTAGGATGACGATAGAGGGGCGTGTTGAGCGTCTTGCGAAGCAGTTTGTTAAAGATGTAGAAGAAAAAGCACTTTCTGCAAAGAAAGGTGGGAATATAGATATTGATATTAGGAATATGGATATTCGGGCAGGCCAAAAAGGTTTAAAGACGAGGATAGTAGGCGGTAAGGAAGTAGAATTAGAACCCGGTCAGGGACTATTTGAATACCGTACTCCACATAGATTTAAGATTGATGATGAGGGAGGAGAGTTTCCTAGAACCATCGACGACCCACGACCACATCCTATGGAAGGTCCAGAGGTTACTGTTCATGCAAATGGAAAGCCTGTCGCTGAGGGTCCGGCTGATATGATTCGTATTGATGAATCGGCTCTAGAAGGAAACTCCCTGTTTTATGGACTCACTAATCATACATTGGGCTTCCGAGAAACACTCGCTAGATTTCTTGATATATTCCCCGGAGATGTTCCGGGATTGAGGGGACTATATAAATTCTTCACACCCGTAACATATCGTTTGTTAAGGCACAAAAGTGAACTAACCCGTCGATTTGCTGACATCATGCTTGAAACTTCTAGAGGCGGAGGTCAGAACATATCGACTGCAGTGAAAACTAATGTTGATAGGGTTCTTTCTAGATTGAATATAGAGATGAAGAAAGCAATCGAGTTAGCAAGACAACAGGGAATTAAATTATCCAATAAAGATATTGTTAGAGCCGTTCGTTCTGGTGCCGAAATACCACCAAGAGTGGCGGGGGGTCTGAATCCTCTGAATATTGCGGTTTCTGGAATAAGAAAATTCAACAGTGAGTTGTTAAAGTATGGTAAAGAGGGGGGAGTGTTTATGGAGGCTATCCCAGAGTCTTCTTCTTACTTCCACAGAGCCTATAATACTCGGATGTTCACCAAACTTGTAGAAGAACTTGGCGAAGAGCAAGTGGTAGATTTCTTTGCAAAAGCAATAAGAAGTCACAAGGCATCTATAGCATCTAAATTATCAGAAAAAAACGCAAAATCTATTGCTAAACGTATTGTTGAATATGGAACAAACCCAAGTGGAGCAAGGGATTGGCGTGGAACTCAATTCATGCTCAATAAACTTAAACCAAAACTAATAAAAGACGGAATACCTGAAGACCAAGTAGATGAGTTCATGCATATACTTATACCACACCTCGATAATCAGCCCCACATATCTTACGGTAGACGACGTATTGATTTAGATGAAACCTTTACTGGGCGAATTGGGGGAAGAGATGTTCATATTGACGAGTTCTTTGATAATAATATACTCTCTAATACAACAAGATATGCACAGCGAGTCATAGGCGGTGTGGAGACTAAGAAAGGATTCAAGGCATTGTTTGGGAAAAAGGGAGAGACCATGACTATATCAGACGTGGTAGAAGAGGTGGAAAAACAATCAATAAAAGCAGGAGATGATTCACAGTTTGCAGTCGAAGTGGTGAGTCATGTGTATAATACTCTTGTGGGACTTCCTATCTATGCGAACCCCCGACTTATGAAGTGGATTATGGGAGCCAACTCATTTGGGCAAGCCACTATTGGAATGACTCTCGGTTTTGCTCAGATTCCAGAGATTGCTTCTATCATGATGAGGTCTGGTTTTAAGGCTTCTCTTCAGCAATTTCCGGGTATAAAAGAAGTAGGTCACATATTTACCTTAGGTATTAGAGACCTTGTTAAGGGTCGAAAAGGACTAGGTCTTCAAGGACTTTCTAAAGATGACCTATCAGCCACTTTAGAAACTTTTACAGGGATTGCGGGTGATTACAGACGTGGCGACCACTTTATGCGTCGTTTAGATGAACTTGGATTTGATGATGATATTGCTAAACAAGGTTTCAATAGGTGGTTAGATTATGGGCGACAGACTGCCATGCTTAATCCTCTAGGTATTATGCCTATGGACACATTCTTAAGAAGGTGGGCTGTAAGGTCATCCTTCCAACACTTCGTTAATCAGGCATATAGTGTTAAAGGAGGAAAGCCGGTATTAAATAGAGGTTTCTGGAATAACTCCCGTGTTCGATTCAAAGAAATAGGCATGGACGAAGAAATGCTAGAAAGGCTCAATAAGACACTTAGCGACCCGAGTATCGTTACTCTAGAGTCTGGAATGTTTGGAAGATATACTGTCAAAAACGTAGATTTAGAGAAGGTAACTGATAAGTTTGCTTTTGACCAATTTGCTTTAGCCTTGCGTAGACATACTGATAGTATGGTCCAAAGGCAATCCTATGGAGAAACCCCTGCTTGGATGAACACACAGGTTGGAAAACTTCTAGGACAATATAGAGTATTTATGATGGCATCAAAATCAAAACAACTGGCTTCAGGGATTGCTCGTGGTGATGCAAAAGAGGTTGTGAATATGGTAGGTTCTGCGGGATTAGGTCTCCTTGCTTACCAAATACAGAGCCATTATCGGGCATTAGGAATGAGTGATAAAGAGAGGAAGAAATATTTACGAGAAAGATTTAAAGATAACAAATTGATAAAAGCGGGGATAATGAAGGGTTCCTATTCTTCTATATTCCCAATGATTATTGATTCCGGTTCATTTCTGCTAGGAGGAGAGCCAGTATTTGACCCTAGCATGAGAACCACAGGTCTTGGAATTGACCCACTTAGAGGCTCTGTACCTTATAGTATACTATATGGAAGAGCATGGCCTACATTACGAGAAGGAACGGGGGCCTTATTTAGAGGAGATAAGTTATCTCAATCTGATTTAAGGAATGCGGCTAGTCTTCTATGGATGACTAAAATCCCCGGAATGGATACCGCAACAAACCAAATAATAAGTAATCTTAACATACAGAAAAAGGATAATTAACCATGCCAGAAGCACTTAGTTACATTGATTATGGTCTGGAAGAAAACCTGACCACAGACCAAGCGGATGGGTTATTTGAGAGTGTCACTCTTCAGTTTCTCTCAACCACCCATGTAGAAGTAATAACAACGATAGCGGATGTGGCTACTACATTAGACACAAGTGATTTCACAGTAACCGGAGATTCCGGCTCATCTACAGTTACAATTACAAGCACCGCTGTTACTGACCTACTTCTCACAACAGGCGGCACATTTGTAAGAATCACAAGAACAACCCCTATCGACGAGTTACAGAGGACATTCACAGATGGTTCAGTTCTTAAGTCATCCGACTTGAACGCACAGAATCAGCAGTTACTCTTTAGACTCCAAGAACAAACGGACTCTGGAGTAGGCTCACTTCCTATTGATACGGATAATAAGTATGATGCCGGAGGGAAGACTATCAAGAATCTTCCGTCTCCCGGAAATGATGATGAGGCAGTTACTAGAGGATATATCTCTAACATTCAACTACACGGCACTGCTTTTGGGGGTACAGACCCACAATATTGGCCATTCAATGGTGACGATGGAACAGTCGTGGGTGATGATAGAGTCTTCACCTTTACCACACCCATCCCCGCTTCTCAAGTAGATAATATGTATCTAGTAGAACTCGGTGGTGTTATTCAAGACCCCGCTACCTACACGGTTTATACAGAGGGTGCATCTTACAAACTAAGAATTACTGGTGGAGCAACTTCGATTGCAGACGAGGATGAATTCTTCGTTAGAAACTTTGGCGTTGCCCGTAATGTTATTGAGCAACCATTCACGAATTTAGATGATGATACTATTGCTCTTCAGATAAAGAGGTATTCTTCAGGAACTACCGCAGACCTCCAACAGTGGCAAACAGAAACAGGAACTATGTTGGGTAAAGTAGAAGCCGATGGCGATGCTACATTCAAGGACTTGACTGTTGGTGCTATTGCGGGTACTGGAGCAATCACTGGAGTCACTTCGATTACAGGTACTGGAGATATCTCTGGTGCTAATATATTAGGTGCGAACATTACAGGCACAGGAAACGCTGCTATTGATGGCACACTGGCTTCTGGAGCCGCCACTATATCAGGAGACACCACAGTAGATGGAACACTTCAAACTACTGGAGAAATCTCTAGTACAGGGGGTGGCATAGATGTCACAGGTGATGGCGTTATTGATGGCAACCTTGGTGTTGGTACAGGTGCAAGTCCGACAGGAATCGGAGACATTAGTGCTACAGGTGATATTAACGCAACCGGAAACATTACAGGTACTAACCTAAAGGGTACTGGCACTGTAATCATTGACCCCACTCTTGGTATTACAGCAGGCACCGACGATTATCAAACCAACTTTGGTAAGATAACTATAGACTCACTAGGCCCATCTATGGAATATAAGACGGCATCAGAAACTGGACCACAGATTAAGTGTCTCAGTGCGAGTGTGCAGTTGAATGAAGGGAGCAGTGGTGGATGCAAACTCGACATGAATAACTTTGCAATCGCTGAGTTGAAGTACCCAGAATTCGAGTTTGATGCGGCAACTAAAGGATATGTAGATTCGGCTACAGGGGGTGGGGGGTCATCAAGCGTCCTTTGTAAAGGGATGATGGCAGGACATGGATACCTACGGCGTGATGGGAAGTTTGTAACAACAGGCATAGCCCGAAATTTAGGCATCTCTATAACTATGGCATCTAGTAGCGTTTCTTACACTGCTGCTTTCACCCACAGCCTCTCAACCACACATGGCATCACAGATTATATTGGTCAGTTTAATATGCGGTTGATAATGCAAGAAGATTCGTCAACACGGTACGTTGCTGCCCTCACCGGATACAGCGAAGCCTCGGCACAATATGATATCCAATCCGCTGACGGGTATACCGTAAAGATTGGTTGGGATGGTGAAGGCACTGGTTCTACAACCGACACACTGTATGTAATGTATAACTTTGCAGTTTATGCTTAAAAGGAAATAATATATGACAACTAAAATAATTACAGATATGCTTGCTTCTCTTGCATCTAAAACAACCACAGTAAGTGTTGCGGGTGATGAGGGAAAAGTGATGCAACTTAATAGTTCCGGAGAAGTACCAGAGGCATACATTCCTCCCATGTCTCCTTTGAGACTTGGCGAGAGGGCCGCAGCCCCGGAAGACCCTCCAGAAGGCGAAGCGGTTATGTGGATGAGCGATGGAACTGGGGGTGGAAGTGATGGCGACATCATGATTAAAATAACAGCGGGTGGTGTGACTAGAGTTGGTGCCTTTATCGACTTCAGTGCGTTGGGAACCTAATATGGATGAACTAAAAATAGACAAGGAAATACTCTTGGCACTTGGAAGACTAGAGGGAAAAGTAGACGCACTTATTAGCCGACAGAGCAGGCACGATAAGGAACTAGCACACCAAGAACGACGAATACGACAACTGGAGCAATCTAAAGCATGGCTCTTTGGGGCTGCTGCCATCATAGGCGGGATAGCATCCATAGTTGTAACAATTATAGGAAACAAAATATGAAAGCAAGTAAAGAAATGATGGCTAATCTGCATAATGCAGTAGCCGAAGAACTCTTAGGAAAGATTCAGAGTGGTGAAGCAACCGCTGCTGAACTAAATGTTGCTAGGGGCTTCCTCAAAGATAATGGTATAGATGGCACGTTAGACCAGAGTGAACCTATGCACGACCTAGCGAAGTCTCTACCCTTTAATGTGGATGCCGGAGCCGCTTAAGTGCCTATAGACCCCAGACTACAAGACTTCCGAAACTTCCTATACATATGTTGGGAACACCTCGGACTCCCTGAGCCTACTCCCGTTCAATATGACATCGCTGATTACATTCAGAATGGTCCAAAGAGACGGGTAGTGCAGGCGTTCCGAGGCGTTGGAAAGTCTTGGATTACTTCCGCATATGTCGTGTGGCGTCTATTATTAGACTCCTCGTTGAATATATTGGTTGTCTCTGCGTCCAAACAACGCTCAGATGACTTCAGTACCTTTACACTCAGGTTAATCAACGAGATGCCTATATTACAGCATCTGATACCGGGAGATGCACAAAGAAACTCAAAGATTGCCTTTGATGTTGCTCCTGCACCTCCTTCCCATGCTCCATCCGTTGTCTCTAAAGGAATCACCTCACAGATTACAGGTTCTCGTGCCGACTTAATTGTCGCAGATGACGTGGAATCTCTGAATAACTCAGCGACACAGATGATGAGAGATAAGTTATCCGAGGTAATCAAAGAATTTGATGCTGTCTTGAAGCCCGGTGGTTCCATTGTGTTCTTAGGAACCCCTCAGACAGAATCCAGTTTATACTCAGTCCTCCCTGAGAGGGGCTTCAAGACACGCATTTGGCCTGCTAGGTACCCTACCAAGAAACAAAGGGTAGGTTATGGGGACTTTTTAGCCCCAAGAACTGAACAAGAACTCATTGATGACCCTGAATTAGCCGGTAAGCCCACAGACCCCGGTCGATTTGACGACACAGACCTTATGGAACGAGCAGCATCCTATGGACGCACTGGTTTCTCCCTACAATTCATGCTTGACCCAAGCCTCTCAGATGCCGACCGGTATCCGTTGAAACTTGGGGACTTAGTAGTCATGTCACTGAACCCCAGACAAGGCCCAGAGAAGCCTGTGTGGGCAGCCTCAGTTGATAATATGATTCAGGACCTACCGAATGTCGGGTTGCCCGGAGATAGATTCTACGGACCCATAACGCTAGGCGGCGGAGATTGGGCTGACTACACTGGCTCCATCATGACCATTGACCCCTCAGGACGTGGTGCAGATGAGACTGCCTATGCTGTTGTGAAGATGTTGAATGGCTTCTTATTCGTTACGGATGCCGGTGGACTAACCGGAGGGTATTCTGAGGACACTCTTAAGACGTTAGCCATGATTGCTAAGGAACAAGAGGTCAATTCGATACTGATAGAGTCTAACTTTGGCGATGGGATGTTCTCACAACTCCTTAAACCAATACTACGTAAGATTCACAAGTGTCCTGTAGAAGAAATAAGGCACAGTATGCAGAAAGAACGACGTATCTGTGATACTCTAGAGCCAGTAATGAATAGCCACAGGTTAATCATAGACCGTAAGGTCGTTGAGAAGGACTTTGATAGC